CGTTTGACTCAAGAATGCCCTCGCCGGAAATGGCGCCCCAGATCACTGGGACGCCACCAAGATTCCGGTTGACGGCACGGGCCAGCAGGTTTTGACGGCTGGCCCAGCTCATCAGGCCAGCAGCACCTGAACAGTGGTCGCAGCCTGGTTGGCAGCTGCCAGCGAGTAACCCACGAGCTTGCGGGTGCCGGAGCTATCGGAACCGGACACACTGCCGGAACTGAAGTACACCGGGCCGCCAGCGGTGCAAGCGTCAGCGCTGGCACCGGTGAGCTTGGGCAGGGTGAAGACGCCTTTGCGGGCGAGGATGCCCGTAGCGCCGTTGGCCACATCGGTGACGCTCACACCGTGAAGGCTGCCGACTATCACCAGCTGGCCGCTGGTGATGGTGGCGCCGGCGGTGAAGTCAATGAAATCACCGTTCTGGACGAAGTTCTTCATTGGATCAATGCGATGGGATCAGGGACAATCAGACGTTCTTCGAGCGGTAGAAGCCGCGGAAGTCCTTGACCGCAGCGCCGAAGTCGAAGCGGGCCAGCAGCTCAACACCGTCGGGATCACGCTTCTCGGTGGTGGTCACCGTTGGGCCTTCTTCGCCGGCCAGGTAGCCGTAGACGATGCCCTCAACAGAGCCAGGGCTGGCGGCCAGATACCAGACGGTGGAGGCGCCATCGAGGCGAGGCTCGACGATCAGCTGCATGCCGGACACCTGCGCATTGATCGCAGGGCCGTTGTCGCCAGTGCGCGAGGCGGGGGCGAAGCCGGTCGGGAAAAGGAACTGCAGCGCCGTGGCCTCCAGGTCCGTCGGCACCATCAGGAACTGCGGCTGCAGGTTGATGGTGTTGCCGGCAATGTCGGTCTGCTTCCGCATCGCCTTGCGGGCGGTGTTGAAGCCATCAACGCTGATGGCCAGGCCGGTGCTGCCGCCCATATTGGAGTGGGCAGCATTGAACAGCGCCACACCGTCCACGCTGGTGACCGCGTTGCCGGTGATCAGGCCCCAGATGATGTTGCTCTCCAGCCGGCGGAAGCCGCGGCCGAGCATTTCGGGGACGCGCTCCAGGGCGCCAAGGTCATCGTTGATGATGGCTTGGCGGGTGACGGTCACCTTGCGGGCGTAGGTCGCCAGCTTCCAGGTGTGCTGCGCTTCCTGCAGTGTCCCAGCCTTGTACTCGCCACCCTCAAGCAGCGGCTCAGGGGTGAGAGCACCGGCGACGATCAGATCGTTGGCGGATTTGAAATCAGGCAGGTTGCGCTGGCGAGCGATAGGCCGCCAGGTGTGCGGCTCCTCCTGATAGGCGGCATCCAAAGTCTTGCCGGCCAGGTTGCTGAATAGGAGCGGGAAGTCACTGGAGCTGTGGAAGCCGCGCGAGACCAGCTCGGTCTTGCTCATGCCCCGGGTGTTGACGCCGCGGGAGTCGAGATACTGGCGGGTCAGCTCCAGCAGGGTGTACGAGCGGAACTCACGGCCGAGCTCGGCATCGTCACCCTTCAGGGCGCCGGGGCGCACGCGGGCTTCCAGGCCAGCGGCGATCCCGCGCATCAGAGTGTCGCCGCTGTCGCGGGTCACTTCGACGCGGGCCGGGTGGCCGAGGGGGGCAGGGCCATCGGCAGCGCGGACATCGCCCGATTCCAAGCGCAGACGCATCAGGCGGACGGCCTCGCGGCTGCACTCGGTGACGGTCTTGCCGGAGCGGATCAGCTCGTCGGTCTGCTCAGCGGTCAGGCCGGCGTCTTGGCCGAGCCGGAGCAGGTCGCGTTCCCGGCGAAGCTCAGCAGCAGTGCGCTGCAGCTCGGTGTCGGGTTCGGGTTGGGTGGAAATGGTGTCAACGCTGCGCTGAGCGTCCACAGGTGCCGGGTCACCCCCGGCCTTGATGTCTTCGGTCATGGGGTGATCGACAGGGTTGCTGTTGTCCAGTTGGTCGCCACGCATCACGGCATGGGTGTCTTGCCCGATGGAAACCAGGGAGACCAGATTCGGCTCCCAGTCCGTCGCTACAAGAAGGTTGCTGGCGCGATCTTCCTGGCTCCGGTAGATGCGTGCATCCACCGAGAACCGAGCAGAGCCAGTGCGCAGCCGGGGCAACGCAATGTCCATCGCAGCCGGTGGCCCATCCACCACCACATCGCCGATCAGCTCGGTGATGCCTTCCTCGTTCCGTTGCAGCCGAAGGTCTGTGACCGCGCCCCAAATTGTCTCTGAGCTGCGCTTGTGGTCGTAGTCCATCGGCAGTGGCCGTTTCGGCCACCGGATTGATTCGGCGGAGTGGGTGAGCCGGAAACCATCGCCAACGTCGGCATCCGTCGAAATGACGATGGTGGCCGTACGAGTTTCCTCGTTCCAGCTGCCAGGCGCAATCAGCGCCATCCGTTGGAGTTGATGTTCCATAGCCCATGCTATGGACTGCGATCAGGCCGCTTCTGCCGGCGCGGGATCTGCTGCTGCTGGTGTAGCCGAAGCCGCGGCAGTTTGGCCATCCACGCTCAACGCCAAGCCCTTGCCGCGTGCGTCAGCCATGTCCTGCTCCAGCTCCGCCATCACCTCGGCGGGGATGAATCCAAGCGACCGCTGCACCTCCGACAGGCTCATGAAGCCAGCGCGGACACCTTCAATCAGCGCGGTGATCTCCTTGGCCGGGTCCACCAGCTCGCGGCGCGGCGGCGTCCAGATCATGCGGCGCGGCCCGCGGATCTGCGCCACGCGGGCGGCATCATTGAACCAGCGGTGCACCGGGTCAAGCACCTGCGGAACGGTGATGTTCCACCGCCAGGATGCGACGTTCCGGTGAAACTCGATCCATCCCATGCGGGCGCTGGAGAAGTTCACGTCTGACAGGATGCCGGTCAGGCTTTCGTAGGTGATGCCGTAGCCCGCCGCGACTGCGTGCAGGTGGTGCTTTTGGTGGCTCACATAGTCAGGGCTTTGCGGCGGGTTGGCGAACGTGATCTGTTTCCCATCCGGCAGGATCTCAATCGCCCCCGGCTCCAGCGTCTCGGTCAGCGGCTGCGATGTCGCCAGGTCGCTCGGCTCGTTGGAGTAAACGAAGGCTGTGAAGCATGCGGCGATCTTCGTCTTGAGCAGCATCGCCTGGGCAATGTCGTCAATGTCGCGCAGGTGCAGCAGGACCGCTGAGCCGAACGGCACGCCGATCGCCTGGCCGGCGCGGTTGACTTCGTAGGTGTGCAGGATCTCCGACGCCGGCACGAAGTCAGACTGAATCTTCACGCCGTTCCATTCCGTCTCGCCTGGGTGCGTCTGCCTGATCCAGTAGCCCTCCAGCCGTCCATCCCGGTCGTACTGCTGGCCGAACTTGATGCGGCTGCCGTCGTCGCGGCTGAAGTCCAGCATGTCTGGCTCCATCACCTGCAGCCGCAGGCCCACCAGGCCCTGATCGAGCATCCGCTCGTCCAGCCGGCGGCGGATCAGGCAGCTGCCACGCACGGCGGTGGTGCGAGCGATCAGCGCCTGCAGGCCGTACCAGTTGAGCTTGCCGGCGTAGTCACACTCCACCGTGTCGGCCCAGTCATTCCACGCCTGCTCGTAGCGGCGTGTGCCGCCCACCGGGCTGCCGATGATGCCATCACCCACCCAGTTATTGGTGATCACCCGCACGGCACGGTTGGCCCACGGGTTGGAATCCACCAGATCCTGATGCCGCCGCGTCAGCAGTCGCCAGGCCGTGCGGATGTCTGCGTTCGGGCCACCATTGCGCGTGTACCAGTTCTGCGTTCGCCGGGATTCCTTCGCCGACTCAAACGCCCGCAGGTGGGTGATAGCCAGTTCTTTCTGCGCCGACTTCAACGCCAGCTCCAGCTGATCACGGGTGGCCTTCTTGCGTGCCATCAATCCCTCTGGAAGGCGACGTAATGGCGACGGCGTCCGGCGCCGGTGATGCCGAGTTCTTCGCGCATTGCGTCGCGCAACTTCATCATGTCGTTCAGGTTCCTGTAGCTGACCTGCCGACCGTTGCTGCTGACGCTGGAGACGCCTTCAGCAATCGCAGCCTCAAGATCGTCTAGTTGCTGCTGCGTGTAAGCCATGGCAATAGCCTCCCGTCCAAGCTACCGACTGAGCCAGCTGCCTTTCTTGCGCTCCATTGTTGGGGCTGGTGCAGGGCCTGATGCCTGCGCAGCCAGTTGGTCCCACATCGTGGCGCGGTTGTAGCGGCGCTTCATCAGCTCCAGCATTGCCAAGCAGTACACCAGCAGGTCAAGCGGTTCGTTCCTGGCGCCGCTTGGCTTCACCCACTCCAGCACCTGAAAGCCCTTGATGTAGCGCGGCTGCAGTCGCTCGCAGGTCAGACCCTCCAGGTAGTCGGCGCTGGTGGCGTTGTCAAAGTGGACGTAGCCGGGGCCGGGCTCGTCCACCTTCAGCCGGCTGTAGATGGTGCGCTTGATGCCATGCGTGCCGATCAGGTACAGCGTGACGCCATTGCGAACCGTCTTGCCGCGGAAGCTCACATCCTGCTTTGACGGCTTGCCGAGCACCGGAGCGCCACGCTGACTGCTACCCTTGATCGCCACCGCGCCGTCCCGTGCATGGCGCCGGCAGTAGTCGTACGCCTCGCCGGTGTAGTGGCCGCCGGTGTCCACTGCGCAGAACTGCACCTTCATGGCGCCGCCACCATCCCGCGGCCATGCGATCTCCCGGATGGTGGTGACCTGCTCCCACACATCATCCTGCCCGGGGTCTCCGTCGATCTTCTGGTGCCAGATCCGCCAGGCCTCATCACCGCGGCCGAAGCCCCAGACCGACACCTCTAGCCAGGTGTCTTGCACGTCCACCGCCATCACCAGGGCCAGCACATCAGCAGGGCAGCGGCCGGCGTCATAGCCGCCGACGCGGGACAGCAGGCCATCGGCCGTCACCTTGGCCAGGCTCTCGTCTTCCCAGGCCTCCGCGGCCCTCTTGTTCACCCAGCCCTTCAGCAGCAGCGGGTCGCCCTTGGCCCGCAGGAACTCATCGCGGATCTTCTCCCAGCTCAGCCAGCCATAGGGCGCATACCAGCCGGGCAGGTGGAAGCCGGCGGTCTCGCCGTCGCCCTTGGCGGTCGGTGTCCAGATCCCACCAGCGAGCATCGTGGTCTTGTGGTGCTGCGCCACGCGCTCGCCGCATGCCGGGCACTGGCAGAACACCTCCCCGTCGGGTACGTCCCAGACAAAGTGCGGCCACTCCAGGATTGCATGCTGCCCGCAGCAGGGCATCAGGGCGCCGTAGCGGCGGCGGTCGCTGCGGGTCTCAAACTCCCAGGTGATCCGGCAGGCGCCGCGGGTACCGGGTGTGCTGGTGATCAGCGCCTTGCGGTCCGGGAAGTTGGTCTGCCGTGCCTCGGCGTTCTCGAGCGGGTCGCCCTTGTCATCCATCTCCAGCGGCAGGGATGACACCTCATCAGCCCAGACGTTCTGCGCCGGCATGCCCTGCGCTGCGCTGCCGCTGTTGCCGCCGATGATCGACACCAACATGTCGCCCTGAAACTCCTTCAGGAACATCGCGTTCGCCGCGTCCCGGCTCTTGCTGCTGATCTGCTTCGCGGCGACCGCTGGTGTGTCGGTGAACAGCGGGGTGAGCCGCTGACGGATCTGCCGCTTCGCGAAGCTCTCGGTCGGAAACATCGCCAGGAACGGCGACGGGTCCAGCGCAATCGTCCGGCCTAGCCAGTTCAGCCCCGCTTCGGTCTTGCCGGTCTGGCTGCCGAACAGCAGCACCACCCGGCGAATCCGGCGCTCCCGCGGGCTGAGCATGTCCATCGGCTCGCGCAGGTACGGCACCCGCTCGGTGCGCCAGACGCCTGGTTCTGAGCTGCTGCGACGGGTCAGCATGCGTTCGGCGTCGGCCCACTGGCTGACCGTCAAGTCCAGCGGTGGTTGCAGGGCCTCGATGAACGCCTGCCGGTAGAGCAGCGCTGCATCAGGCATGGGCCAGCCCCCGCAGCGCCGACTCGATCTCGTCCTGCAGCAGCTGGCGGATCGTCTCCTGGTCCTGCATCGTCGCCACCTTGGCAGCGTTGCGGCTCGGGATCATCAGCAGCAGATCACGCACCTGCCGGGCCAGGCGGGCGGCTTCTTGCTTCACGTCGGCGGCGAGGACCATTTCGCCGCGCTCCTTCAGCGTCTGGAGCTTGGCCAGCTCCGCCTGGTAGTGCACCTTCCGCGCTTCGCTGTCGTACCGGTCGGGGATGTCGTCGTCTGGAGTGGTCATCACCACGTCCAGCAGCGCCGCAGCGGCCGGGTCAGCAGGTTGGCGCGTCACCGGTGGCCGCGGCCGCGGGGTCTGCTTCTGGCTGATCTTGGCGTTGTTGTTTGGCGCCGTGTTCTTGTCCCACAGCTTCAGGCCTAGGTCCACATCAATGAACTGCTTGCCGTTGCGTGTCACCACCGCCTGTTTGATGCGGTCCTTCATGGCGCGCGAAACGGTCGAGCGGTTTGCGTCCTTGATGCGTGCAAACTCAGCCGGAGTGACGAGCGTTGAATCCTGTCGCACGTCTGTTGCGTGTTTGTTGCAGGCTACGATCTGTGCAACAGATCAATGCAACAGGGACAGGGGTAGGGGATTCTCAATAGCGCACAAGCCTTGTTGCGAGCTTCTGAAAAGTCCCGCTAGGACTGAGCCGCGGTACGAATACACC